TAAACTCTAACACTACTCATAATTTCTTTTTTTAATTATATGAAAAAATGATGACTCCATCAATGGGAGTCACCAACATTATTTTTCTCCCCATATATTAAATAATCAGGATTGATAACCTTTGCAACTTTATGACGATCACCAGTCACAGATTTAACAACGATACCTTCGTGAGGAACTTTGGTTCCTTTTATAAAATTACCGAAGACATATTTATCTTGTTCTTCTTTACTCCAAGTTCCTTCATATAATACTTCAACTTGTGGGAGTTCCAAACAATCAAAATGAACGGTTTCTTCAAGGTGTGGTTGATAAACACCATCAACTTCAACATCAAAACCAACAAACTTTATTTCCTCCAAACCATATTCATAGTTTTTTTGGATTCCTTTACCATAGATTTCCCCATAGATAGTAAGTCCTTGTTCCAAAGATTCAGGGTAATATGTATCCTTAACATGATCCCAAAGTTTTTTTCGTATGTCATATTTGTTGGCAACTTCTCTCCACACATCAGTATCGTAGAATCCTTGAGAATCAGATCCTTTCTCCACATTATGAGAACCATACACATATTCAAACTCAACCCACTCATTACCGAAGAACTTTTTCACTCTATCCCACAAAGAAAGTTTTTTCTTTCTAACTATTCCAAATCTGGCATTAGTTCCGTGTATTTTACGGGTGATAACAACCTCATCTTCTTCGGTGAACATATCAGGAACATTCTTCATGTTTGGGAATTTGTGATAGATATGGAAGTTTGGATTTTGGTGGTATCTAACTTTCTTACCTCCACCCAAAGTAACCATTTTAACCGGTGGTTCGTATTTGGTTATTCCAAGTATTTCCATCATATCATCACCTTCATTAACATTGTTCACCAATGATTTTGGTGCCAAGTACTTGAATGGTATTAACAAACATTCGGAATAAAATCCACGAAGTTTTACGGTTCTAACTCGTTGTCCTTTACGAAGGTAGTTAGTCACTTCCATCAAGTCAGACAATGCTTGTGGTATTACCGCATCAGTGGTTGCAACAACAACTTTATCTCCTTCTTGGTATTCACCTTTTTTGGTTATCGCCTGCCATCCACCAACAAGTACAAGTTCTATGTTGTCAGCATTTGGTATTTCAACTACTGAACCTATTTTTCCAACATATGCTACGCTATTTTGATTTTCCATTATTTTCTATTAACATAATTTGTTATTAATTTATCCACATATGGTCTCAACATTACACCCATACAAATTCCTCCTACAAGATACACTATCATATTTTCTTTTTTTACAATTTTTCAAATTCTTCTTTTACCAAATCTATTTCTTCATTCAACCTCTCAAGTTCTTTGGTTATCATTTCTTTAATAATCTCTTTGTTATAGAAACTAACCTCACCTTTTCCGTTGAAACCTCCAGAGTGTGTAAATCCAATCGTGACACTCAAACCACAAGATTTAAGCGCAGATTCTAATTTATACTTCTGTCTTTCCAATCTATCAAGATCTTCTTTAACTTTTTTTGCTTGTTCAAATTTTTCTACTTCCATTTTGACAAATATATTAATAATTTTTTTATACCACAACACTACCCCAAACTTTCAGGATAATACAATAATGTTGGGTTTTTTTTAGCGATGTCTATATCAGGAAATCTCTCCTTGAAAGTCTTAACATCAAACTTACCAGTTATCAAATGCCACCCATTCTTTGTTGGTATAACCGCTTCAATTTTTTTACCTTCAGGTTTAAGATAATTAATAAATTGTGATAGTTCAGTAACGGCATGAAAATCGGTTACGTCAATATCCACAATCCACCGTTTCTCTTGAGTTTTAATTTGCCCAACAACTGAATCAAATAAACCTTTTTGGTTTGATACACCGTCTCTAATCCGTTCGGCAAGTATTGCCAACATATTTAATGACACATCTTTGTGGTTTTGTTTTTGGACATGGATATATGCACGAGCCTTAAACATTTCACAAAGTTGTTTAATCTCATCATATCTTTTTTCCAAATATGGGATGGACTCAATACAATAAGTTTTAATTGTTCTTACTGATTGGTGATTATCCCTTTCACCTTCCGGTTGATCCTTCTTTCGTTTAAATACATATAACATATAGAAGTCACCATAATGTGAAAAATTCAATAATGGTTTTATTAAATCTATGTTATCAATCTTGTTCATTTTCATCATCATAATATTCATCTACTTTCATTGAAACTGGTGGGGTGAAATCCCAAACAGTGTTTTCAAACTCTGTGATCCATTCATTCAATTCTTCTCTTGTCCAAAATGGAGCAAAATGTGGACGGTAACTAAACGGAACATTGTCTTTATTTTCCCAATCTTCAAGTCGTTGTGTTACATCCTCAATTAGGTTTTTATCCTTATTGTACTTATTCCATTGTCTATAATCATCTTCGGATTTGATATACATAACATCACCATAATTATAAAAATCCATCTCAGGGAATTAGAGATTTGGGTTGTTGGTATATACATCAACAATACCATTGTCTCCATTGTATTCACCACAAAGTTCTTTTAAAGAATGTAAACTACTTGGTCTTTCTTCCCACACACTACCGAACTGACGAACAGAACAGATATACAAATACCCATCATCATATGAATGAATAAGTCCTTCAATTTTATTTCTTAAAGAAATAAGTTCGTCCATTGTAAGTTTAGTTAAGTCCATTTTCATTTTACAAAAGTAATCATTTTATATTTACCAAACAATATTTTTGGATATTTATTTTAATATGAACCTACAAGAATCCATAAGAAGAATATTAAGGGAAGAAACCATAAAAGATAAATATAAAAAAGAATATATTAATTGTCATGGTAACATGGAAGGGTTTGATGACAATTGGGATAATCTGTTTAATAAAGATTTTAATGATGGTGGTTTGATGAATATACCTGAATATATTGAATTGAGTAGATTAGTTAATATTATTGGGGAATTTAAAAAGGATAAAAATATACATTGGATAAGAACCTCTGATGAATATTTATTTTACGATACGGATTGGTTGTTTTTATCCGATGTTAAAATAAATGATAACGCTAAAATAATCAGAATAAAAACACACAAATCAAATATTAATTTAGATCAAACAATAATTCAAAATTTAACTTTTAATTATGAAAAAGAGATTACCTTGAAAAACTTGGATTTAGAAAATTATGAAATAATAAAATATTAAATATGAACCTACAAGAAAACATAAGAAGAATATTGAGGGAAGAATTATTGAATGAAACAAAGTTCTTCCGTAGAAGAATTGATTTAGATGAGGTTAAGAAGTTACTTTCAATTAATGCACAACAAGTGTATTACGAAACTGAAAGTTATAGAGGTTTTAAATATGACTTAACTTTAAGAGCGGTAGAATCAATTATGTGGAATAATTATGAACTTGGGTGGGAGGATTTACCAGAACAAGAGGAAATAGACTTTGTGACAGAAGTTTCTGATATGCTTGAGGACACGATTAAACAGTTATACAAATTTTATCATAATAAAAGATTCTAAAATTACATCATTAACAAATCTGTTGTGTTCAAATCTTCACCATCAATGACAAAACAAGCATTTTGTAGTTGGTGAACATATCTCATAGGTTTAATATCACTAAAACCCTGAATTCCATATAAACCTTTATAAAGGTGTGTTAGTGTAATACTTTCAGTTTCCCACCAATGAAATTCACCAATACCAGGTGCGGTATCTGACATTTCAACAAAATGAAGTAAGTCTAGTATTTTTTCAGTTATCTCAACGGGTTTGAAGTCATCAATGTGTATCGGTAATCCATCTTCCGTTCCTATGTATAGTCCGTTAAATGCGATTGCTCTAACTTCTGTTGGTGTTCCAAATAGTGGGTGGGTAACAATACTACCCACCCTTAATTCATTCAGTTTCATACAATCCGTTTTTTTGATCATCTTCCATTATTTTTCTTAAAAGAGACTCTCTATTATATTTTCTAATCAATTTGAATATCTCGGTGATATCTGTAAACTCGGATGGTGGTGAGTCATTTCTACCTGGAAGAAACATCACAGTAAATCCGTGATTTGCTTCAAACTTTTCAGTTACTCTTATACCACATATCTCATTAATATAAATCCACGGGAAATTTCCTGAAAGTTTAACTTCAATACCAATCTTGTTCAATCTATCAACAAACACCTTTAACTTATCGGTGCTCAATTTTGTATTATCTATTGTTTCCATAACATTAATATTGTTTAATTACATCCCCTCTTAAATAAATGTTATCAAATGACACACCATTTACAGATTCAACACCAAGATGAACTTGTCTACCTTCAATTTTGGTAATCACACCAGAATCTTCTACAGATCCTGTAATTCTATTAACTACCTTAACATAGTCACCCACTTTGATGTCCCTTCCGTTTTTATCTGTCGTTTTTTCCATACCACAAATATAAGAATTATTTTTTAATATGACAAAAAATAAACAACATTAAAACGATTGTTGATCATCGGACGTTATATGAAATATTTAAAAAATTTCATTTGCGTTTAAAATAATAATCTCTTATCAGTATTTGAAATATATTACCTAAACAAAATCCTATAAATCCTATTAAAATTAGTAGTTCCATATTATTTTACATTATCAATTCTTTTTTTAAGAATTTTTTTCGCCTCTTCAAGGGTTGGGAAGTAAGATAACAATTTCCAATGTCCTCCCACATTTATATACGGATACCAATAAGTGGATTTATTAGAAACCCCCCTTTCAATTTTAACATCGTATTGTCCGTATTTACCTTCGTATACGTGTCCAGCAACATCTTTATTTAACTTTAATACCATAACACTCCAATTTTTTATCCGTTACATTCCACAAATCTTTTTTTCCTTCCGTCATATGACAATTGTGTTTCTTACCGGTTCTCTCAGCAAAATCAACAATCATATCATTATGACGATTACGGACGATATGAGGACATTCTTTACAGGGTTTTTTCATAACACAAATATACAAATTACTTTTTAATAAAACAAAAAACCTCCCAACATTTCTGAAGGGAGGTTAAATATTTTTTATATGTTATACTTTTAGTATTTAATAATCCAAGTCACTCCCTTTCCAAAATTGGGTGATGCATGAGAATTAATATCTTTAGATTCTAATGATTCTATTTTATCCATTATTTTTTCACGATTACCGTCAACAGGTGACGGTAATTGAGTAATAATGTATTTAACATATTTAGTATATTTAAGTTTCTTTCCTGAAACATCACCCTTTTTAATCTCAATCTTACACCCACTAGGTAAACCCAATTTTTTTCTCAACTGAAAAACGGTTAAGTCTAATAAATCAGATTTAGATTCATTTTCTTTAATCACACGATTAACAATTCTTGTCAAGTCTGATTCGGTTAGTTTAATTATTTTTTTCATATCATTATTTTATATAAAACCAAAATGAGTTTTTACTTGCGTTACCAAGTTTAAATAAGTTACTTTCAAATTTATTATTTAGTTTCTCAATGATTTCTTCAGCAATCTCTTCGGTGTCATCCCCCGATTGTTTAAAACTAACCATAAATCTGTCATATGGTTTATCTGACGATTCTTTATAACCACCTTTCCATTCATCCTCACCAATGTAATCATCCATAAGTTTTTTTAACACATCCTCAATTTTTTCATTTGATGGTTTTTTCTTATTTTCATTGATCACTCGTTTAACAATCCTTGTTAAATCTGATTCGGTTAATCTTATTACTTTTTTCATAACATTAAATATCTAAATTTTTAACTTTAATTCCTTTTGTATTTCTTTTTAAACCTGATGGTGTTGTATCGTCAGTTCTAAAACTACAAACAACATCAAACATAGCTTTTTTAAAATGGTGGAATGTTCCTTTTTTTCCATGGTATTCACCCTTTATTTCCAATTCACCATAAACATCTTCCAATTCTTCTTTTGACATCTTTAATATTTCAGATTTACTTTGTTTCTTTTTGGATTCGGTAATAACCCTTTGGATTATTCTTGTCAAGTCTGATTCGGTTAGTCTTATTACTTTTTTCATTTTACAAATTTATTAATAAATATCTGATTAAACAAAAAACCCCACTCTTATTTGAAGTGGGGTTTGTAAAATTTATTTCTTAATCGGAACTGTGTCAACTGGTTCAAGTGTCACTTTGGTGATTCCTTTTCTAATGAAGTTAAGTTCCTTTGCGGTTCCGTAACTCAAATCAATCACAAAACTTGATGATTTTGGTAACCTGTCGTTGATCTTAACATATCTAACAGAATCATTACTTGTGTTTGTTACTTTCACAATTGTTCCGAACTTAAAGTACTTATGAGCCGCAGTTAAACTGTCTTTGTGGAATAGTTCTCCTGATGATGTCTTTCTACCTGTCCAATGTTGTCCGTAATAAGATGCGGTTCCTGTGTAGATTTTTTCTGATGATTTAAATGATAATAGTGTAATTAGTGGAATAAATAATAATAGTTTTTTCATATTATGAATAATAAAAAATCCTCCACAAAAGTGAAGGATTATATTTTACCGTTTAAATTTAAACTCTTTTTCTATTTTTCTTTTTCCGTATTTTTTCTCCATTATTTGTTGGTGTAACTCCCAATTAAGAATTGATTCGTTGGTTTGTTCTTTTTCGTCAGGAATAAGTGAATATATTTTTACAAGTCGTTTAATTAATTTTGTTGCAACATAGTTAAATCTTTCACATTCATCAACAAAGAACTGACTTTCTCTATTACGATATTTGGCAAGTTGATTTAAATATTTATGTCTAACTTTTTCCAATCCTTCATCGTTCTCACGCTTAACACCCATACCTAACATTCTCATAAAATTAGCCATTTCACTATCAACACTATCCGTCATTTTATCAAAAATATCTCTTTTAGCACTAATAAGATTAATATAAACTATATCCATAACTACCTTTATTTTTTCCTCTTCAGTCATATTTTCATAATCCACATCTGCGTGTTCTAATAAACCATCCACACGATCCATTTGATTATGTAATTCTTCCATAAAATGTTCAAAACTAAAATCTCTAATTTCTTTTAGTTCTTTAACAACACTATCATTTTCAAAAAATTCTCTAAACTTTTCTCTTGTTACTCCAGTTAATTTCATTCTTGTTGCCATTTCAGTTGGTCTAACAAGATTTTCAACATATTGAATGAAATAACTATATCTCATAAATTCACTAATAACCGGAATTCCGAAGTTTAACCCTTGACTTGCATATGCTTGATAATCAGCATCTTTCCCTATCAAGTCAGTTGTCTTTTTTTGTTTATCAAACTTATGTTTAATTTCGTGAGCAATTACAGATATTAATTGAACTCTATCATTAGTAAAGTAATTATAAGGGTCTTGGGAATCCCAATCATCCCCATTTGATGCAAAATGTAATTGTAACTCAATTGTGTTATCCTGTTTATGAACCTTCATTAGTAGTTTTCTATCAAAATTAAATTGATTTGCAACACCGGCTGATATCATAGTGAATGGTCCATCATATTCATCCATTTCGTGAACTTGAACTGCTAACTCTAATTCGTGTATTTTATAATCAGATATTGTTAAATCTAAATTATCTTCAGTAAATGTTTGTGTTGTGTCGTAATCATCCATACCTTTTAATAGGTTTAATATGATTTCATATAGTTCTTCAGCCGATTCAATGATTCCTTCAGGAACTCCAACGGCTTCATTCAGTAAGAGATTATTTACAATAATCTCAAGTTGATTTTCAGTAATGATTAAATTTTTCTTCATACATATAAATATAAAGGAGTTGTGATTTAACCCACAACTCCAACCAAACCATCCAAATGATGATCACCACTCATGTCAGAACCAACAGGTATTTTACCCATAATTCTAATGATATCATCAATATTATATGGATCCATACCGTTACCATCAACACCAACATCCATTCTTTTACCATTACCAAATTTACGGTGTTCAGGTAAGTGAACATGACCGTGTAAATGAATAACACCTTTATTCAATCCGTTCCAACTTTGTAATGGGTAATGACAAAGTACAAAGTCTTTCCCATTGATGTTCACCTCCAAATAGTGTTGTACACTCAGGAATCTCCCTTGTACATAATCACGGTTGTTCTCAATATGATGATCATGATTTCCAAGTACGAGGTGAATGTTGTGACAAACCAATCTTTCAAGGAAGATTCCAATATTATCAAATCCTCCGAATGAAACATCACCCAACATAATTAAGGTATCATCTTGTCCAACAACACTATTAATACCGTCAACCAATCGTTGGTTCATTTGTTCAATAGTTTGAAAATCACGAGTAGAATCTACCGGTACTTCACCATCTTGTGTTCTCCAATTTGTCACACCACGACATATATTTTTGTGTCCATAGTGAGTATCACTTGTGATGAACACTTTTCCTGTCGTTAATATTTTTTTAAATCCCATAATTGCAAATATATTGATATTTATTGAAATGAAAAAGTTTTTATTATCCTTATTTTTTATTTTCCCTTTTATTTTATTATCTCAAAAACCATTAAGAGATAGTGTAATCATTAAAAGTGATATTTTTACCGTTGTTTATTCTGAGAAATTAGAACAACCTTTATCTGTGAGTTATACCGTGGATTGTCCGTCAGGTAATGCATCAAGATCTGGTATGGATTTCTTCACTTGTGATTCTGTTAAAACATCTGACTCAAAAGATTATGAAAATAACATTTGGGACAAGGGACATATGGCACCTGCCGCAGATTTTAATTGTGATAAGATTATGTTAAAGAAAACATTTAGTTACCTTAACTGTACATTACAACAACAAGATCTCAATAGAACCACTTGGCGTTTATTAGAAGCGTATGAAAGAGAATTGGCATTAAAGTATGAGGTGTCTGTTATTGTAATTTGTGTATTTTCAAAAAAATCCACAATACTCAAATCAGGCGCCACGGTTCCTGATGGATATTATAAGAAAATAACTTATAATGGTAAAACAGAAACTTATTACTTTAAAAATGAAAAACCTTCAACAACCGATTTTAAAAAGTTTTTGGTTAAAGGTTAATTTCAAAACGATTACGCATATTTTCTAAAACTTGTTCGGGAACATTATGTTCATTTACACCTCCGTGTCTATTCTCAACTACAATAGTGAATACTTTATACCCATGTTCTTTCGCCATATCAATGTATGGTTGCATCTCCCACTCTTGTGTGAATGTATTTGAAACCACAATCTTGGGATATTCCAATATCATATCAGATTTAACAAAACTCTGACACCATTGATGCGCATCTTTTATTTTAGTGAAATCAAAATTATACACACCATTCTCATCAATGAAGAACATATCCGCTTCATAGTGTTGTCCACCTAAAGTTTTTGCAAATGTTGATTTACCACTACCTGGTATTCCTCTTACGATATATAATGTATTTTCCATACCACAAAGATATGAAAAAGAATTAAATAAAAAAAGGAACCTAAGTTCCTTTTATTTTATTGTGGTCTGTTTTGTAGATTTGATACAAACTTAGCCGCCTCTAAACCTTTATCAATCATTTGTTGTTTTGATGGTACCAATTCTAAATTCTTTTCAGTTTCAATAGTACCAATTGGTTTAAGTTCCAACTTTGATATTGGTTCCAATCCTTTACATTCAATATTTAATTTATCAATAGCCTTTTGGAATTTAGGTGTCGTCAATTCACACCATGTTTTTTTATCAGTTTGTTTAGTTGTGTACCATTTTCCATCATCAGTTTTTGCATACATCCAAGTTTTATCATTCGGAATATAACAAACTTGCTGATTTGTGAATTCTTTCTCAACAAATTTACATCTATTATCTGTTTTTGGTTTTTGTTCTTCACCACCACCTCCAACTACTTTATCAGATTTTAATTTATTTCCATCACAGAATAATTTATTCATTGCAGTTTTAAATGGTTGTCCAGTCATTACAATTTGTTCGTAAGTTTGTTCACTACCTTCAAATCTTAATAAATAATCACCACAAATAAATTTCCCTTTAGACCCTGATTTAACCAAAGGACCTGTAAATTTACCTGTTGAGTCTTCTTTTTTATAGTAAACATCTACGGATAGACTTTTACCGTCGGTATTTTTTTTCACTGTCTCACCTTTTTTAATGTAAACTCTAGGTGCACTACCCCCATACTGAATTGCGTGTACTGTAAACTCTTGAAGATTCTTAATTGTATATGTTCCATCATCATTCAATGTTTGTTCAGAGATAACATCTTTTTTTACACCATATTGCGATAATATGTCTTTTTTTTCTTGTTCGGAAATTAAAATTCTTCTGATATTCATAACTTTTTTATTTATAAATATCATAAATAAAAAAAAGGAACCATTTCTGATTCCTTTTTTTTGGGTCGTCCATTAACGGATCGATCTACCACCACCTTGTTTTTCTAAACAAGGAAACTTATATTCTATGCATCCACAGGTAATAATCCGTTTGATTCCCTGAACCCATTGTAATGTCGGTGAATTTAAGTCCGAGAATTACTCCACTAGTTAAATTACCTTCAAATATTGGTCCAGTTAAATTACCCCAAGGTGTGTAGTTCATTGTTAGTGAATACGCAGATGCGGTTGTATAAAACGAGTAGGTTGCGGTATTACCATTAAAAGTATACGAATTAATTGTGTTAAAGACAAGTGTATCACTAATCGTAATAATTGCACCAATACCATTAACTCGGTAACCATCAATAACCCATGTCTCACCAATTAGGTTTGTTGCGGTATCAATCACCGTTGTATCCGTCACAATAGGTTGTGGTGGAATTGGTGGTGGGTAAGGTGGTGGGTTAGTCTTTTGACAAGAAACAATCACCAACATAATGGTGATAAAATAAATTAACTTTTTCATATATTACTTTGTTATTAATGCCTCGATTTTACTTTTGATTGGTTCAACCATATCAATGTCTTTAGTTCCTGTCACAATAATGGAATCTTTCAAGAATCGGAATGGGATGTTAATTAAGAATGTATCTCCGTTGAAGAATCTTAAATCATTCTCAAGTTCCAAACACCCGTGAACCATCTTCAAAAAAATTTTGAATTGTGTCTCATCAATAAATACTTCGTTTAGTAACTCTCCAAACGATTCGTTAATAATTCTGATTTTAAATGCCGTCTTATTCATACCTCAAAGATATTAAATTATTTCTCAATAACAAATTTTCTACCCACTTTTTTTAATTTTCCAACAAGATCGTTTTCGTGATGAATCCCACTATAAAACCCTGAACCATCATTCCACATACCAAACTTGTTGTTTTTGTAAACATTCTCACCATCAAAAGTGATATAGTCAGGTTGTTCACCTTTTGGAAGTTTTGTTGCTCTAATCATCTCACGATTCTCAACCGCTGTGTAGTTGTTACTGTAATCGGCTCTACAAAGGTATGTTGCTTCTCCAACAACAACTTTCTCTCCGTTGAGAGTTGCGTTCTTATTAAATTTTTTCTTGTAAGTGTAAATGTAAGTCCCCATATGTTTTTTATTTCTACAAATATACAAATAAAAATGATACGGCATAAAAAAATCCCAAAAAAAATCAACTACGAAAATTTTTGGGATTTCATTAATGTTAAACCAACAATAAATTAGAAGGGAATGTTGTTTTGTATCACATAAATATATTGTAGTTAACCAAAAGACAATTTTTTTTTACAAAAGTGTTAAAATTAATCTAAATAATGGGTCTTTATGGTCATCAATTGGTAAATCCATGAAATTAAAGTACCCACATTCGCTATGTTCGTGTCCATCTTTAGCCATATCCAAATCAGGATATATCTCCACATCTGATTGGTAATAGTAGATGTACATCATCCCTTTAACTTCACCATTTTTAGTATATGTATTAAAAGTACCAACTAATCTTATGTCATTAATCTCATTAGTTAAATCAATATTAGTTTCCTCATAAAACTCCCTAATTGCAGTTTCTTTAGGTTTTTCACCATACTCAACACCACCACCAGGAACCGACCATATATTAGGTGAAGACTGATCAGGACTTCTTTTACAAAGTAAAAATTTATTACCACACTTGACAAGTATTCCCGAAAATCTTTTTAGTTTTCTATTAGCCATTATATTTATGTATATGGATATAATAATAAATAACAATTTGTTCAATGTCAAATGTGTAATGACATCAAAAGACACTCAACAAGGTATGATGGGTAAAAAATTTGATGATACATTTGATGGAATGTTATTTATAATGAATGATAGTGAACATTCTTTTTGGATGAAGGATTGTATAATTCCTTTGGATATTATCTATATAAGTAACAATACTATTGTTAAGATACATCATAACTGTGAACCTTGTACTTCTAACCCATGTAAGAGATATCCTGGTAATGGTGATATGATATTAGAAGTTATGGGCGGAACCTGTGAAGAATATGATATTACAAAAGGAGATAGAGTATACTTTGATTAACCTTCTTGAACTTTCTCTTTCAATAATCTAACAAATTCATTCTGAATCATTTTAGTAAATTTCACATACGCAGCGTCCTCATTTTCAGAACTATATTTGTATTTCCCTTGAGGTGGTCTTTTACTTCTACCCATATAATTTAATCCCGAAATGTTAGTTATACATTTATGTCCTCCACTATTTGATTGGATAATGTCCCAAGCAGTTACGGTAACACTATCAAGTAAACTCATCTCTTCATCAGTTAAATCGGTAAATGATTTTGACATTGCCGTATCAATATCTCTCATAAAATCTTTACCGTCTTTTGATTTGAATTTATCTCCGTATAACGCTCTAAAATCTTTATATGTGAACCCAACAGATTCAGGTGTAAATCCTTTTCCTGATTCTGATATCCACTTAATTGTTGATAATGGAATATCCCTATCTTTTAATTGTGATTCCCATTTTCCTAATACTTCATCTTTAATCTCACCTAAGTTAACTCCTTTAAGTGCTCTTTCTTTTTTGAATGGGTTACAGGATGCTTGAACCAATCCTAACGGCCAAGCAATAACTAAGAAGTCGGCATCAGGATTATTTCTAAATGGGGTGTATCTATCATAAGAACCTGGTTTCATCATTGATCCACCACCATATTGTACAATAATGTTGTCATCAATTTTAACATTAGGATGTGACTTCATCGTTTGGACATACATTTCCTTATTCTTTTCAAGATCTCCAACCTCAGCGTATCCTTTACTCATCATTTGTCCTCTAATATTATTCAGGATACTCATTAATGATGGATTTGCGGTTAAAACAATTTCTTCAAGAAAACCTGGTTTATTTTTATATGCTAATAATAGTTTATTAACAACCAACCCCATTAACATTTTATTTCTTTGTAATGTTTTATCCTTATCTAATTTGAATAGGTAGTTCATCACTTGTTCAGGTGCGATATCGTGTTTTGCATAATCTGCAGAATCCACAGTTGATATTAATGTAATGTCTTCAGGTGAGAAAATATCTTTAGGTGATATTGTTTGAGATATTGTTTCAACATTCGATCTTGATGATCTAAAACTTGTTGATGTTCCTTGTTCAACTCCGGCTTGAGTATCGTGGTGATCGGTATGAATAACAAACATTGGTTTTCCGTGGGCAAAATCTACCAGTACAGGCATTGTATCACCTTCAGCATCTAATTTCTTAACTGAAAATTCTTTATCCCCGTATTGGATTATTTCGGCATCAACAACTTTAATACCATTATTCTCCAAATAGTGTTTCATTGCAAGTGCGGTAGTAACACCATCTAAATCTTGGTGAAAATATATTTTAGCTTTAGGGTATCTTTTAGCTAATTTGTTAATATCCCTTAATCCTGATTCTAATATTAAATTTTTTCTCATAACCATAAATACCTTTCAGATCCAAAATGTAAATACCATTTGTCTTATTGTTTAAAAATTCTTATGTTTGTATAAATCTTTAAAACTTAAAAATATGAAACAGAAATTTAATGAATTCGTGGAAAGGTATAAACCTTTATTTAGAAATGTGGTAGTTGTGTCGTTTATTGTGGTTTCGTTGTTTGCGGGATTTTACGCAGGTTCAGCATATAATAACGAATATGGTCCAAAGAAACCAACCATCCATATGGTTAAAGTTAATCGTAGTCAGGTTAACTTAGCATTAGATGAACATAACCATCTAATTATCATTGACAAGAAAACTGGTGATTACACAGTTTATCAAGATTCAATCGGTGTTTCGGTGTTTAAACTATACGCTAGAAATATTTTCTCAGACACATCAAAATAATAGATTATGAAAGTATCCAACATTTTAAAATTGGTATACTTGATGGGATGTCTTGTTACCATTATTACCTTATCAGGTATGTCAACGATTGAGATTCAATCTAATAGTAAATTCACGAATGAAGGATCAGGTATTCCAAATTCACCAATTTCTATTCGGATGTATGAATGTATTGAGAAATACTCTGATGAATATAACATTCCTAAGTATGTTGCATATAATGTGGCGTATAAAGAAACAACATACAGAGGTCCTTTTGATTGGAGGTACAATCCCGAAAGAATCTCTTGTGTTGGGGCTTTGGGTCCGATGCAGATTATGCCTATGACATCTTATTCAATTAATAAAGTAAAATATTCAAATCATAAAATTATGACTGATATTGAGTTGAACATTAGGACAAGTATGAAACTTCTACGAAAACTTTATAATAAATACGGTGACTGGAATGTTGTTTGTGGTTGTTATAACACGGGTAGACCTATTGTAAATGAGTATGGTAGGTATTGTGGAACTAACAAAAATTATAAGTCAAAGTGGTTATCACTTAAATAAAAAATCCCCACCTTTTGAGTGGGGTTTTTAATTTATAATTTTTTATTTACCCATAAACAACTTCACCCATTACACATAGTTGTAAGAATACATCGGCATCTCCAGCATCCGCATTTTCCAATAATATATTTTTCCAAACTTCAGGATATTCACTTTTTATTTTTGTTATTGCCTCTAATATTCTGTTCATATCAATATGTCCAAGTTTAGTATTTTCAATGTCTTCCTGATAACTCTTTTCATCAACCATATCATCACTATCACCAATATTGTAATCACCATCTTTTAATGCTCTCCTAACATCATAATATTCTTCCTTATCGTAGAAATCAATTGACCCACCTCGTAAGACATATTCACCAACCGCTTCAGATTTTGATTGCCCATATGATTTTATATTTTCAGGTAAATCAATTAAATACCAATAATTGGATCCACCCTCAAGAGCGGTAACTAAAATATCAGTTATGTCTTCTTTTGTTAACTTTCTATTTAATTGTTCTTTCTCCCATTTTTCGCTTCTGATATTCCAAGACATTGAATATGCTCCTCCGTGTATATCTCTATCAATACCATCTTTAACATACTCTTCAAAATCAAAATTTTCAAGGTTCTTTTTATTTCTTTCGTATTGTTTTACTTTACCCTCATATTCTTTAATCATATAATCAAAATATTTTTCAGGTATATCAGGATTATTTTTAATATGACTTTTTATTTTTTCCAAAATTTCCGCATGTTCCTCACCCTCCTCAACTTCTTTTTTTAACCATTCATATTGTTGTTTAACATTTTTTCTAACAAATTCTTCAATTCGTTTCATTTCGTCCTGTGTAAACCCATATTGATTTACCTCATCTGACTCTGAAATAAGATTTGACTTTAAATATTTTAATTGTTTTTCGGTAAGAAATATTTTCATACTTTATTTTATATTATAGGTTAGTGTCCGTAATCAATAGGTAAATATCCACTCAAATTATAGGTTTCTTCCAACCATATTTTTAGAATATCTTGTATTTGTTCATATTCCATATCAAAAATGGATTCAAAAAATATCCAAATTCTTGTGTAATCAATAAAAACAAACTTATTTTTATCATCTTGATAATAGTAAAATAACGGTTTTTTATCCTTATTAACATAAAATGTTCTATCATAGTTAACAACCTTAGTTAGATTACCGAATTTATTATTCAACCAATTTAACGCCAGTCTGTCCCTTTTATTTTCCGTTATAATTATTTTCATATATGAATAAATATCCATAAAATAAAAAAACCCACTTTTAAGGTGGGTTTTATATTAGAGTTGTTCTTCTTTTATTTCCTGTAAGGTTTTAAAGTAATTTACTCTCGTATTGGCTATCTCGGTATAGTTTGGTGATAACTCAATACCTAACCATCTTCTTCCCAATACTTCAGCGGCAACTAATGTTGTTCCACTACCAGCGAATGGATCTAAAATCACATCGTTTTTGTAGGATAATATTTTGATCGCTTTAGTTGGGATGTCCATTGAGAACGTCGCCTTGGTGAGTGATTTAGTATCTGCAAAGTAATTCCACTGACCAAAAACAAGTTCCATAAACTCCTTCTTATCTTGTTCTTCATATACAACTTTCTTTTTTATGGTTCCATCCTCCTGTTCAATTTCAGTAGGTGTCCCTTTCCACTGAGGTTCTCCCTTAACCTTTTTAATGTGGTGTTTTTTGTATGCAAGTATTACACACTCCTTTGGATTATAAATATACGGACTTGACGGACTCATCCAAGATCCCCAAGCAGTTGTTTTACTACGATGAGGTGAATCTTCTTCTAAATCCACGATACCGAAGAAACCAAACCCAATTTGTTTCATTAATTGATACATTTCAGAAACAAAGAAAATTCTTCCCCCTTTCTTTTGTCTATTGATTTCATATGGAATATTCAACGCGATTCGTCCATCATCTTTCAAAACATTATATGCTTCAGTTAACCAATTTTTGGCAAATACCAAATACTCCTCAAACTCCACATCATCATCGTGGGTATCATACGCAATCCCGACTCCGTAGGGTGGTGATGTGACGATTAAATCCACAGACCCTTCAGGTAATGTTTTCATCACCTCAATACAATCTCCTGTTATTATTTTTCCTGTTTCTATCATTTTTTCTCCAATGTTTCAATGTGGTGTTGCAAATACCACAATGCTTTTTTAAGATCCTGTAATTCTTTATCTAACTCTTTCTTACCCGCTCTTGAGATATACTTCACAGTATTACCAAGGGAGAATCCTAAGTCCCAAGCATCAATCACCTTGATTGCTTCATATGGGTTTGACTCTCCCCCATAGTGGTTAGGGTGATTTACTTGTTCCTTTTTTTCTTCCATTTCTTTTTTCTTTTTGTGAGCCCAAAATACTCCATCAATATGATAGGTATTAAATCCTTGCCAGTCAAATGATTCAATTACATTATTAACACCTTCAGTAGGATCTTTTGAGGACTTATAATCATCCAAATATACAATACCATCATCATTAATAAAATTAATCACATTATTAATATCACCTCTAACGCATTCCTCAAAGTGGCACCCATCAATCTCAATAAAATCAAATTTTGTTTTTGATGTGTCTAAAACTCTTGGAACAACCTCAAGGGAGTTACCAGGAAATAAACTCAAATGTATGTTCCACTTCCTGTAATGCTTGGCAAGTATTGAGTGATTGTTAACAGTACTCTCATATTTACAGTCATCAAATACAAAAACAATTATTGGTTTCCTATTAAAATCAGGATCTTCATTAATTATTTTCAATAATGTCTCACATATTAAAACCATTGAATGTCCTTCATTGAATCCTATTTCAATAATATTTCTTGGTTTAATTTGGTATACCAAATCTTGTAGGGTATGAATCCTTTCTGGGTACCAACTAATGTTACCCTCACCCTTACCAAACATCATTCCGGGTAATTTGTTAAATATATTATTTTCCATTTAAATCAAATTTAATTTCTTTTGTAGGGATATTACTTCCATCCATTGTTTTACCATCCAATTCAAATTCTTCATCATTGAAGTATTCTTTTAATAGTTCATCGGTTGGGATTGTTTTATAATCCATCTTAAGGTTGTCCATATCAAGTTTATAATTCATTTTATGTTTGATGTCGTCAATCTCTTCAGCGTTTCTTAATGATTCACATATTTGATAAATGATTTTATATGGATCAGCATTAGATGATGGTCGTCTATCTTCAACATATCCCTTCCATTCTTTTGCGGTTGATTGTGGAACTCTAATTGATGCACCTCTATCTGAAATACCCCAACTAAACTTATTAATTGATTGGGTTTCAAATTTACCCGTCAATCTTAATTCATTTGATGAACCATAATTTTCAATATGTTCTTGGTGTCTTGTGGCAAAACTTGAGAAAATTGATTTAAAATGATTTTCACCACCTTCTTCCCTCATTTTATAATTTGAGAAGTTTG